CATTTCGGGCGCTTCTTGCGATTCGACTGGCATTTCCATGTGCGGCATACCGCCAGCCACAATATCGCCAGAATCCATTGCTGCGTGGATTGTACCCATTACGATGTCCTGAATCTGCTCTGATGACATACTAGCCTGAACCGCAGCAATACGCTGTGTCTCGGCTTGGTACGCTTTGATTTCAGCTTCGTAGTCTTTGCGGTGCATATCTTGCATCTCAATCGACTTGCCGACATTGGTAATCATCTGGTGCATTTGCTCCATCTCTTGCCCCATAGCCTGAATCTGTTGTTCAGCAGCTTGCAACTCTGGTGGCTTGTCGCCATCTTCCATGAGTTTAGGGTCAATGGTTTTGGCAAACCGTTTTGCCATTTCCTGTGCGCCGGGCCAATCCATGTTTTTAACAAACAGATCGCCAGCCACTTGCCACAATTGTGGGTTGCCTTGCAGCAATTGCGCCATTGCCTCAAGTGCCTCTTGGCGTTTGGTTGCGTAGCCGGGGCCTGTTGAAACCACCACATCATATTTACCCACGGCAGGGTTATAGATTTTGTCTATCACTACCGATGGGTTCATAGGATCAATGATTTTCTTGACTGGTTCTTGCTGCATGGGGTCAATCTTGACCATATTGGTTTCACCGTCTTCGCCGATGATCCGAGCTACGCGCTGTGTGTCGTAAATCTTGGGTGCAAGGTCAACAATTTGACGGGTAATGTGGCGCACCGCACGGGCGAGGTTATCGCCGTAGTGGTAAGTACCTACATCACCTTCACGCTGACGCGCAAGAATCGCTTTTCCTGAGCGTTCGTTGCTTCCCATGCCCAAAGAAGCGTTATATTGACCAGTTGTTGACTTAATGTCTTCAGCAGCACCCGATTTGGCTTGCAACAGGCCGCTAGATGCCATCGGAGGCTGAGCACGCATAGGTAATGGCAAAACAGAGCCAGAACCGTCAGTCACATCAGGGTTTACCTCTAGGTAAGGCCAATTATTTGTGTTTGCGGTCTTCCATTTATCTTCGTAACCCTCAAACTGACCACCGTAGCCGATAAATGGGGCTTTTGGTGCAAGTGCCAGCATCTCAGCTTCCTGAGATACCCAGTAGTTGTACATCCGCTGTGCATCTTTTGCATTTCGGACTAAGCCAGACAGGTACAAGCGCCCATCGACCTCAAATTCATTGCCAACGACTCGGACTACTGGGATGTATTTCCCCGCCCAATCACGTTCTTCAAGAATTTCATAGCCGTTAATCTTGCAGTATTTAACTTTAATACGATCAGACTCACGAGATTTTTTAGGTTTTCCATAGATTGCCTTAAATTGTTTGTCTTCGGGCGTACCCTCAAACGCTGTTAGGTTGCCGGGGTACAAATTCAATGTAGCGCGGTCATAGTCAATGTAGTAGTAGTCGGCAATGCGGACTGTGTTCTCATTGAGCCAGTTGGAGATGGATTGATCGCCCACACCCAATGATTGCAAAGTTGTAATGGGCGCTGAATTGGGGTACAAGCGCTCGTATTCTGTTTTTGGGATGTCTTCGGTGATAAAGCACCACTTTGCATCCGCGCCGCAAGGGTCTTGGATGGTCGGGTCCATGTAGACGCTAAAAGAATTGCGAATTCGCCCAATCTTGATGTCTTGGTCAAATGTGTTTTCGTCACAATACTCAGTCAGCAGCCGGATGTATCCCTCTCCATAGGAGACTTGGTTTTCACACGCTGTGTCGTAGGCGACATCGGCATCAGAGATGTATTCGATGTGGCGTACCAATCCATTAAAGATTTCGGCAATTTCCACGTCTGCATTGTCGTCAGCAGGAATGACCTTACCACTTGGTCTATTTTGTCTTTGGTCATTCGTAACTTGTTTAACGTGTTGGGGTAGTTTGTTGATAGTCAGGCACGGGCGTGCGTTAATCGTTTGGCCTTGTACCGCACCACGGGTGGCGAGTACGTCAGCAGGCCACTGCCAATGATTGTCCGGTGAGCCAGCGTAGAAACGCAAATCATCAATCTCATCTTCACGCGACTCTGACAACGCAGAGATCGCCATATCTAGGCGACTGCGTGCGGTAGCGAGAATGTCGGAACTGCTCTTGTCCTTTGCAGAACCACCGTTTGATACAGCGCCAGCAGCGGCAATTCCTGTGTAATCAGCCATTATTTCTTACCTTTTGGGGCTGGTTTAGCAGCCTCACGTTTTACTGAATACGCAATTGCAAGGGCTTGCTTAATTGGCCTATTTGCGGCAACTTCAGCCTTAACATTCTTGCGGAATGCTTCGGGTGTTTTTGATTTGACGAGTGGCATACCAATCCTTTACGCGGGTTGAACGTGCAATATAGAGAAATTGATCTTCAACGTATCCGTGTATGCGTTGCTTGATACATTGTCCAAATTGATTGTAAACGCACCGTCAGTCACTGTCACCACAGCAATGAGATAAGCAAAGGTAGCAGTAGCGCCAGATGCAATGTTCACGATTACTGTGTCCAAAGCAGACACTTGGCTGTTATTAACAACAAACGCAACTTTAGCGCCGGGGGCCATTTGTGCGTTGGCTGTCGTAATCGTTCCAGCCGTTTTGTTAATTGTTACGGCTGTCGCTTTGTTGTTAGTTTGTGTAACCGTGCCATATGCGCCGTTGGTGTAACCTAATTGTGAATTAGCGTAAATTACAGCCGCATTAACCGTATCAGCGCCAATAATATCCTGATCCAGATACGCAACACCGATAGGTTTTGTAAAACTCATTCTATGATCCCATCCATCCGGTTGAAACAGCGCCGCGTTCTTGTACGACTCGGCGCTCCATCTTACCATTGTACTCTCGGTGTGCAACAGGAAACGCAAATGTCACCGCCAGCGCATCCGCTGCATCGGGACTCGCCAAGCCTCTTGACTTCATTTCCTTCTTGCCTTCCAAGAAAATTGTACCAGCAGAGTTGGGCTTCTTCATAGGCCCAACCAAGTCAGCCTTTAGCTGCCTGTCACTTGTGATACTAGCAGACTTGAGCCAGTCCCGCATCGCACCCCAAATCTCAGCACGCTTGTTACCCCACATTATCGGGTTCTTCGCCTTCCAGCCGAAGTTCACCCCACGCACTTTGTATCTCTGTTCGGTCAGCCTGTCAAGTATCCCGTAGCCCAGCCCACCCTCGTCGATGATGGTCAGTGCTGGCTTGTACTCCTCGATCGCATCAATCACGTTACCCACGGTGGTCATGGTGTCGTCGCCCTTGAACCGTTTGATGGCAACCAAGTCACGCCCTTGCCGCACCACAATAACCGTGCTGTCCATGCCACCGCGTGCTGGGTCAACGCCAATGACAATCGGCGCAGTCAAGTCTTTGTACTTGGGCCGCTTGAACGCATCTTCCACAGTTACCGGCGAAATGAACTGATCCTCCCCTGCTGCCGGAAACTCGCCGTACACCTCCACCCGAGCCTGTATCGAGTCCTCGCCATACTCCGCGATGATCTGGTCATAAATCCCATGATCCGTACCCTCGACCGTTCGTGCGTCAATAACCTTCGCGTTCCAAAAGTCCCGCTTCCCGTGGAACGTCTCAAAGAAATACCCCGTGTTACGCCGCGGGTTACTAAACGCAAACCAATACCGATCCAATATCTTCTCGGTAAAGAAGCCAGCCGCCACGCTCCAAATCCCATCCGGTATACCCGACGCTTCATCGAATATCACCATCATGCCGTCATGGTTGTGGACACCCGCATAGCTGTCTGGGTTCTCCTCAGACCACAGCTTACCCTCCGCAGCCCAGTACCGCGTACCCTTTTTAAGGTCACGCTCCACCAAGTCTGTCACCCACGTGGCGGGAACCAGCTTGGTAGCCGACACCTCCCACCAGTGCGCGTTGATCGCCATTGTTGTCCACTTAGTCAACTCGCCCCATGTGACCGTGCGTAACTGATTCTCACTGTTAGCCGACACGATGACTGAACTGCCTATCCGGGTACTCAGCATCCACAGGATCAACCAAGACACCAGCGCCGACTTCCCGATACCACGACCACTCGATACCGCAGTCCGTAGCGCGTCCATGTCCAACTGCCCACGGTTCTTCTTCAGGTGTTCTGTAATCTCGCGCAGTACATCGCGCTGCCACTTACGCGGCCCCTTGAAGTTCTCGAGTGGTGTATTCTTTTGCCCCCAAGGAAACGCATACCGCACAAACGACTCAGGGTCATCCTTGATCTGCGGACTCCAAAGCTGGGTCATTAAGACCTGTTCTTCTTCTGCCGAGTAAATGGGCTTCTGCATTAGCGATCTAACTTAATGTCAACTGGGCGAGATGCATGGGGAAATTTTTTAATCATTAACATATCTAAAAAATCTACTGGCCCATTGGCTTTTTTGTACATCTCACCTACGCTGGCTTTTGCGGGGTCAATTTTGTAAATTGATTTGTAAAAATCAGACTTATCAAAATTGTATTTGTCTATTGCTTTAGCGCCCTCGGGGGTGTTCATAACATTAAAGCTACCCAGTATGGTTTTCATACGGTACGCAGGGTCTGTATATGATTTCCAAGCCGATTCTATAAATGAATCAAATGTAGGCGCGGCCATTTTATCGGGATAGTCGTTGTAGCTAAGACTTGTTTTGTTTTTTGTTGCATCAAAACTACTCAACTGATTGTTCATTTTTTGAATGTACTCAGCATAAGAAAGTTTGACCGGACGACCGTATTTGTCTGGCCCTTCGTCCGTAAACACAAAATTAACTTCTGGATTTTTGTCGTAATCTTTTTGTGAAATAGACATTTTATTGGCAATGTCTTGTTTCCACGATTCGTTGCGCTGTTGTTTTTCAGAATACATTTTCCGCAATACATCCAATTCTTCTGGCGCAAAATCCTTCTCTGTAATAGGCGCTGTTTGCCCACGCATAG